ATAGTGTTATTATAAAAAATGGGATGAAGTTTCCAGCTAATGAACATATGGGAGCTTTTGGCTGTGACAGTTATGATATATCAGGAACAGTGGACGGAAGAGGTTCTAAAGGATCACTTCATGGTTTAACTAAATTTACAATGGACAACGCTCCATCAAATTTATTCTTTTTAGAATATATATCAAGACCTCCAACTGCTGAAATATTCTTTGAAGATGTTCTTATGGCTTGTGTATTTTATGGTATGCCTATACTCGCGGAGAACAATAAACCAAGACTTTTATATTATTTTAAAAGAAGAGGTTATAGAGGATTTTCAATGAACAGACCAGACAAAACAATGCATAAGCTATCTGTAACAGAAAAAGAAATAGGTGGAATACCAAATTCAAGTGAAGATATAAAACAAGCTCATGCAGCCGCTATTGAAGCCTATATCGAAATGTTTGTAGGCTACAACAATGAACAGCATGGAACAATGTATTTTCAGAGAACACTTGAAGATTGGGCTTCATTTAATATAAATGATAGAACAAAGCATGATGCCTCAATTAGTTCGGGATTAGCTATTATGGCTTGTAATAAAAATAAATACAGACCCATTGCCGATACAGTAAAAGAACCATTGAATCTAAACTTTTCAAGATATGATAATAGAGGTAATGAATCAAAAATAATTAATAGATGAAATTAAACACTGGTATTAATAGTGCGTTTCCAAGTCAGATGGTATCTGAGGAAGAAAAGAGAACATTAGATTACGGATTATTAGTTGGACAAGCTATTGAATATGAATGGTTTAGAGGAGGAAGAGTTAATGGTAGTAGATGGAATACGGGTTTTCAAAATTTTCATAACCTAAGATTGTACGCTCGTGGAGAGCAGAATGTTCAAAAATATAAAGATGAATTGTCTATTAATGGTGATTTGTCTTATTTAAATTTAGACTGGAAGCCAGTACCTATTATACCTAAGTTTGTAGATATAGTAGTCAATGGAATTGCGGCTAAAAATTATGATTTAAAAGCTTATGCTCAAGATCCTTTTTCTTTAAAACAAAGAACTGATTATGTAGGTGGCTTATATAGAGACATGCAAGCTCAGCAATATTTAAATCAAGTAAAAGAAACCACTGGTATTAATCTTTTTAATTCAGATGCGTCTAAACTTCCTCAATCTAAAGAGGAGTTAGATATACATATGCAATTGAGTTATAAACAATCCATTGAAATTGCAGAAGAAGAAGCTATAAATAACACACTAGCTTTTAATAAATATCAGTTAACCAAAAGAAGAATGGTTGAAGATATAGTTACTATAGGTATTGGAGCTGTAAAAACAACTTTTAATAAAGCTGAGGGAGTAATTATTGATTACGTTGATCCCGCTAATTTAGTTTACTCTTTCACAAATGATCCTAATTTTGAAGATATATATTATGTGGGAGAAATAAAGTCTATGACTTTAGCTGAGATAAAAAAACAATGGCCTTATCTTACGGATGATGAACTTCAGAAAATGGTTAGATACCCTGGTCGAGATGGTTATATAGCTAATCCAAATTATGATAATGATTTAGTTCAAATATTGTTTTTTGAATATAAAACGTTTATTGATCAAGTTTTTAAAATTAAAATAACAGAAAACGGTTTAGATAAAGTAATAGAAAAACCTGATTATTTTAACCCTCCACCAAGTGACAACTTTGATAGAGTGTCCAGAAGTATAGAGGTTTTATTCAGTGGTGCTAAAGTGATGGGTGTTCCACAGATGCTAGAATGGAAGCTATCAGAAAACATGACTCGACCTAATGGTAATCTAACTAAAGTTAACATGAACTACGTGTTATGCGCGCCTCATCTTTATCAAGGTCGTATGGAATCTTTAGTAAGTCGTATAACTGGTTTTGCTGACATGATACAGTTAACATCATTAAAACTACAACAAGTAATACAAAGGATGGTTCCTGATGGTGTATTTGTAGATGTTGATGGTTTAGCTGAAGTTGATTTAGGTAATGGCACAAATTATAATCCACAAGAAGCGTTGAACATGTATTTCCAAACTGGTTCTATAGTTGGGAGATCTTTAACTCAAGATGGAGATCCTAATAGAGGTAAGGTGCCTATTCAGGAATTACAATCATCTAGTGCTAATGGAAAAATTGCTTCATTAGTTAATACTTATCAATACTATTTACAAATGATAAGAGATGTAACAGGACTTAATGAAGCAAGAGATGGTAGTCAACCTGATCCTAATGCTTTGGTTGGGTTACAAAAAATGGCAGCCAATGCTTCAAATATAGCCACTAAGCACATCTTAGATGCAAGTTTATATTTAACATTAAGAACTTGTGAAAATGTATCATTAAGAATTGCAGATGCTTTAGGTTTTCAACTTACTAGAGAAGCTTTAATACAAAGCATTTCTGTAACTAATGCTAGAAATCTTGAAGAAATGACTAGCCTTCATTTATATGAGTTTGGTATATATTTAGAGTTAGAACCTGAAGAAGAAGATAAAGCAATGTTAGAACAAAACATACAGGTTGCATTACAGTCTGGACAAATATTTTTAGAGGACGCAATTGACATAAGGGAAATTAAAAACCTAACATTAGCTAATCAAATATTAAAATATAGAAGAATACAAAAACAGCAACAAGATCAAGCTGCTCAACAACAACAAATACAAGCACAGTCTCAAGCTAATATCCAAGCCAGTGAAGCAGCCGCAATGCAAGAGGTTCAAAAACAAGAGGCTTTAGCTCAAACAGAGATACAGATTGAGCAAGCTAAATCTCAGTTTGAAATACAAAGAATGGAACAAGAAGCTTTAATTAAAAAACAATTAATGGCTGAAGAGTTTCAATACCAGTTACAACTAGCTCAAATGAAAAACTCTAGAGAATCAAACAAAGAAGCTCAAATAGAGGATCGTAAAGATAAAAGAACTAAAATACAAGCTACACAACAATCAAAAATGATTGAACAACGCCAGAACGATTTACTACCTACTGATTTTGAATCAGCTGGAAACGATGGGTTAGGCGGAATTGGATTAGAGCAATTTAATCCTCAATAAGAATTTTTATTAATTTTATTATATTATATTATGTCAGAAACAGTAAAACAAGAAGGAGACTTTAAGATAAAAGCTAAAGTCTTGAAACCAAAGCAGTTAAACAAAAGTGATGAACCTTTTAAAATAGATTTATCAAAACCTAAAACAGAAACAGATGCCATTCCAGTCGGAGAAACAAAGAAAGTGGTTGTGGGCGAACAAACCGGAGATAGCCCTGAAGTGGACGAACGAGTACCAGAGCCCAGCCCGGTTTCTGAAGTTAAAGAAGAAGAAGAAATAAAACCTATCGAAGAAGTTGTTGAAGAAGAAATACAACAAATAGGTGAAAAACTAGAACAAAAAGTTATTGCTCCAACTCCTGAAGAGGCAAGAGAAGTAGCTCAATTACCTGAAAACATTGAAAAAGTCGTAGACTTTATGAAAGAGACAGGTGGAACATTAGAAGATTATGTTAGATTAAATGCTGACTATTCTAATGTAGATAATGATACTCTTTTAAGAGAGTATTACAAACAAGCCAAATCACACTTAGATTCAAGTGAAATTAACTTCATGATTGAAGATAACTTTTCATTTGATGAAGAAGTGGACGAGGAACGTGAGATTCGTAAAAAGAAACTCGCATATAAAGAAGAGGTTGCAAAAGCCAAAGGGCATTTGGAAGGATTAAAAAGTCAATACTACGAGGAAATCAAGTTGAGACCTGGTACGACACAAGATCAACAAAAAGCTACAGACTTTTTCAACCGCTACAACGAAGAGCAAAACACAGCTCAACAACGACATGAAGATTTTAAATCTAGCACTAAAGATTATTTTTCTAAAGATTTCAAAGGTTTTGATATTAACGTAGGAGAAAAGAAATTTAGGTATGGGGTTAAAAATCCAAATGAAGTTGCAACTAAACAGTCTGACATTACCAATACTATTAAGAAGTTCTTATCAGAAGATGGTAGCGTTAAAGACGTTAAAGGTTATCACAAAGCTATGTATGCTGCTGAAAACATTGACAAAATAGCACAACATTTTTATGAGCAAGGTCAGTCCGATGCTACTAAAGATCTTGTTGCTAAATCCAAAAACATACCTCAAGAAATTAGGTCAACACCTTCTTCTGACACGTTTGTTAGTGGATTACAAGTTAAATCAATCAGTGGTCTTGACTCTTCAAAACTTAAGATTAAAACAAGAAAATTTAACTAAAACAAAAATTAATTATTATGGGACAAATTTCTCCTGTGTTCGGAAGCGTGGTACCTTCCCAGAAACAACTATTACAAGCTGGAAATTATCTAGCGTTTAACGGTGGTGCCAATGACTTTATACAACAATACCTACCTGAGGTTTATGAAGCTGAGGTAGAAAGATA